GTGATGATGTAACTGGCTCAGTTAGCAAGTTAGTTGGCGAACAAATGCAAAAGCAGTTTGACTTCTTTGAACAAAGTTCAGCAGCTTCAGGCGGTGACTACAAGTTCTTAATGCGTGTAGAAATGTTAGACGGCGGCAACGGCGCTAATGCTCCTACAGTATTAGAAACTTGGGAGTGCTATGGTTGCTACGTTACTCAAGTTAACTATAATTCACTAGGTTATGGTGATCAAACTATGTTAACTATTGACTTAACAATTCAACCAGATAACTGTATCCAAACTAGTGGTGGCGCGGCAGCTCCAACTATTAGAGCACAAGGTACAGCGGCAACCGCTTCAGGCAACCGAGTATAAGAATAAGGGCCTACTTAGTAGGCCTTTATTTTAGGCATTCATTATATACGTAGATTATTCGTTGAATAAATAGTATTATGGCCTTTACACCCAATCAATATTTACGACAAAACAGTTCAACAACATTGCGAGATCCGCAACATGCCGCACGATTATTTGTTGACGATCAGTTTAGGCTCGCACCTAAACATAAATTTTTATTCCATGTAGCGTTTAGTATTAATCCAGCAGCACTAGCAGATCCAAGTTTAGTGCAGCGACATCGCAACGAAATTAATATGTTAGTTAAAAGTGCAGACTTACCAAATTTTACCATTCAAAACGAAACATTAAATCAGTATAACAGAAAAAAGAATATACAAACTAGCATAAAGTATAACGCTATAAATGTTACGTTTCACGATGACAACATGGGCTTGATTAATTATCTATGGCAAAACTATTACAGTTACTATTATGCTGATCCGTTAGTTTCACAAAATCCGTCAGCATATCAACGTAATGCAACTAAGAATGGAAATTTTATTACAACACCCTATGGATTAGACAACGGCAGTACAAATCCATTTTTTAATCATATTACAATATATCAAATGGCTCGACATGAATACGTTAGCTATACTTTATACAATCCTATAATTACTGCGTGGAATCATAATAAATTAGATTCGGCATCAAACGGAGTTCATGATAATAGTATGACTGTTGCATACGAGTCTGTATCATATGCATCAGGCGATGTAATAGCAGGCGATCCGGAAGGATTTGGGTTTGAACATTATGATACAGGTAAAAGTTCCTTACAAGGAAATCCACTTGGCGGATCGCAATCCCCGTCATTTGTTAATACAAACATAACTAACCCAGCGGCCACAATTAATACGATATCAAGCCAATTAAACACTTATCAAAATTCAACACAAAAAACTAGCACTACCACTACTGGTATTGTTGACAAAAACAATAACACATCCAGTACTAGTGTAAGTGGAGTTCAAGGAGTTACATTCCCTACTACAAATCAAGAGAATACTTCTTCAACTACAGCTAAACAAACTAACTTATAATTAGGAAACTAAATGCAATCTAATTTACCAGCAACTACTGTTTCAGATTCAAGTTTAGAAATAAGACAATTCTTTAACAAATTTTACAACCATCAGGTAAGTTTTCCAGCCGGTGAAATCGACAATACTGTTGGGTTTTTTCTTAAGCAAGGATTTGATATCGAAAGTGCAAGAAGCACATCTATAGTATTATTAAATCAAGCAAAAGAAGACGGTGTGAACGTATTTGAATTATTAGATTCTCTTAAGAAACTAACAGATATTCAAATGAGCCAAGTAGTTGCACAGGTATTAAATGCCTATAGGGAAAAAACAAGTTTGTTAGGTTACAGAGTAACCCAAAATGTTGATACCTATGAAACTAGAAATATTTTAGTGTAATGGGCAGAAAGTTCGCAAGTGGCAAATTTCAAATGACACAACCAGAAAAGTATGTAGGTACTAAGATTCCTACATACCGATCAAGCTGGGAGTGGAGTTTTATGCGATTTTGCGATACTAATAAAGCCGTACAAAAATGGGCTAGCGAAGCAGTACAAATTCCTTACAGGGATCCACTAACTGGTAGACAAACAGTTTATGTCCCAGATTTCTTTATTCAATACGTTGATAAAAACAGCAAAATGCACGTTGAACTAATAGAAATTAAACCTGCAAGCCAAGCTATACTAGAACGTGTAGGCAAGAACAAATATAATCAAGCACAGTACATTAAGAATCAAGCTAAATGGGCAAGTGCTAATCTTTGGTGTAAACAACAGGGCATAAAGTTTCGTGTAGTCAGCGAAAATGATCTATTCCAGAACGGTCAAGCATAAGTAAGAGTATGACTAAGAAACTTGAAGAACTTTTAAACTTACCTGAAAGCAAGAAAATTGTCAAGGATGATGAGAAGAAAGCTACAAAAGCAGAAATCTCTAAACCCGAGCCGTTTTTGCGTAGTATGGAAGAATTTGACAAAATCTCGGCTAGTTTGCCGCAGGTAAAAGGGTTAGGCGATGCTGCTGATTCAGAGTTTGATGCGCTGGCCCAACGTGCTACAGATGCTTACGATGATTTAATTGATTTAGGTATGAATGTAGAAGCACGTTACAGTGCTAGAATTTTTGAAGTAGCTGGTACAATGCTTAAAAACGCAATTGACGCAAAATCAGCTAAAATGGACAAAAAACTTAAAATGATTGAGTTACAGCTTAAAAAAGCCAAACTTGATCAGGATGCAAACACAGCAGATGAAGGCATAAGTTTACAAGGCGACGGTGTTATTATTACAGATCGTAATAGCTTGTTGGAAAAACTTAAGAATTTGAAATAAATACAGTATCAGGATCATACTATGAAATCGTTTACAGAATATCTAACAGAAAGCAAAAAAGTTTATGAGTTTAAAATTAAGCTCGCAGGCGATTTTGAAAAAGGCGCAGCGGCTATTAAAAAAGCTCTAGCACCATATAAAATTGAATCATGTTCAACAGGCAAGCGAACACCAATTGCTGAAACCCAGCCAGATTTTCCGGCTCACAAAAACATCAATGTAACTGTGTTTGAAGTTAAATTGTGCTACCCGGCTACTAGCCCACGTGTACGTGCAGCAGTTGCAGAAGCGTTAGCATGTGGCGAAGACTGCGTAAAAGTACGCAATTTACATGAACAAGCAGAAGATGAAATTAATCATCAACACGATACAAAAACAGGCCAAGCTATTCTAACTAAAGATTACGAAGCAAGTGATAATCAAAAGATTGTCGGCGATAAACATGCATTTAGTTTATTAAAAGAATTAGGTAAAACAAAACACTCTGGTGAACAAGTTAAAGGTACTAATGACGAGCTACTAGCAAAATCAGTTCCATCAGAAAAGACTGCTGGAGCAAAAAAATGAATTTTCAAGACTTATTAACAAAAATTAGATCCATCGATGAAAGTGACAATACACCCACATCACCGACTGATACTATGCTAACTGGTTCACAAGCTATCGGCGGAGATCCTACTGATGACTTCATCAAAGATGTTTCTGCAACTGAGTGTGGTGGTATGATGACTCAAATGTCTCCACAAAAGCAACAAGATAATGTTACTATGAACGTTAGCATGAACGGTAGTGGCACAGGCGGCATCCGTGATTTAATGTCTATCTTAAAGAACATTGAACAAAGTGACAATAAAGATATTGATGTAGTAGTTGGTGGCGAGATGGATACCATGCCAACCGAAGAATTTGCCAATGAGCCAAATGTACAAACTGCACCGGCAAGCGCAGTAACACCTACAGGTAACGACCTAGCTAGCAAAGGTGGTGAAGCTCCAAAAGTAAATGGCGGCGGTAATCCAATGCGCGAAGCAATTCTACAGAAATTGTCAGCACACTATCAAAGCATTAAAGAAGCCCAAGGCCCTGCAATGCCTGATCAACCAATTAACCGTATTACACAAAATGTAAAACCTCAGGCTAATCGTCCGGGACTTGCTCCCGGTGGCGATCCTAAACTATATGATATACAAGTATGGTTGAATAATGAACGCGGGTACAATTTAAAGACTGACGGTCTTAATGGTCCTGCAACAAAACAAGCATATGATAAGTCTATGAATTTTCATACCACAGCTCAAAATTTAGACAATCCACGTACCGCAAGTGTGGCCCAAGCAATAGGTGGCGCAATCGGCGGCGGAATAGATTGGATTGAAACAGCTTGGAGAAATCTCAAGCAAGGTTTTAATAATTCTTCCCCAGCAGCACCTCCACAAATGCCTAAAGAAGGGATTGAAGAAGGTGGAATTACCTTGCGTACCAATGCTGACGGTAATCTAGAACCTGATCCTAACGGACATACTATCGAAAAGCAAATGGCTTTAAATCAACAAGTTCAAGCCCAACAAGGCGCTGCAACTAGTACTACAACTGCTTCTGCTGCGCCTGCTGGAGAAAAAGACTTAGGCGATGGATTTGTATTAACATCGATTGAAGCATTTGGTAGCACACGACCAGCAGTATTAGATACTCAAAGTAATACATATTTTATACTTAATAAGACTGAAACAGGATCAGCTATGGCTAGAACTCCTGCTCCTTACCTTACTATAAAGGATGGAAAAACAGGCGCAAGTATGGGCGGCCCGATGACTAATGCGGCTATGAAGAAAGCAGGACTTATCAAAGAAGCCAAAGCAGATAAATTTGATGCACTGAAACATGTTAAGAATCCTACTAAGGGCGAGAAAGAAGCTGCCAAAGATGTTAAACGCGGTAGCTATGCAGACCGTTCTGCAATGTTAAAATCAGCAGAAGCTGATGGCCGTTTAAAAGACTAATTCGTCGCAGTTAGCACTCTGTTTAACAGTGCCAAATAGCTCCTACGGGAGCTATTTTTTTTGTAAATAAGTTTATGGCAAAAAGTTTAGATGGCGTTTTAACCAAAAAAGCGCACACCAAGGAAAGATTTACAGAACAGCAAGTTAACGACTTGTTGCAATGTGCTGACCCCGTAGAAGGGTACATGTACTTCGTAAAGAACTTCTTTCATATACAACATCCTACTAGAGGTAAGGTCAAATTTGAACCTTACGAATATCAGGAAAGATTATTACACAGTTACCACGATTATCGTTTTAACATTAACATGATGCCGCGTCAAAGTGGTAAAACAACTTGTGCAGCTGGTTACTTGCTGTGGTTTGCGATGTTTCATCCAGATCAAACTATTCTAGTTGCCGCACACAAATACACCGGCGCACAGGAAATTATGCAACGTATCCGTTACGGATACGAACTTTGTGCAGACTACATCAGGGCGGGTGTTGTCAACTATAACAAAGGTTCAATGGAGTTTGAAAATGGATCCCGTATTGTATCAGCAACTACTACTGGCAACACTGGCCGCGGTATGTCAATATCCTTACTATACTGTGATGAGTTTGCATTTGTACAACCAAACATTGCAGAAGAGTTTTGGACATCAATATCACCAACACTAGCAACTGGTGGTAAGGCAATTCTTACATCAACACCTAACAGCGATGAAGATACATTTGCTAACATTTGGAAAGAAAGTAAAGATAATCTAGATGATTTTGGTAACGAACGTACAGATGGACTAGGACGCAACGGATTCCACGGCTTCCGTGCAGAATGGCATGAACACCCGGATCGTGATGACGAATGGAGATTAACTGAACTAGGACGCATTGGGGAAGAACGTTTCCGTCGTGAGTACGGATGCGAATTCTTAATCTATGACGAAACATTAATTAGTGCCCTTAAATTAACAGAAATGTTGGGTAAAGACCCGCTGTTTAAAATGGGACAAATTCGTTGGTATAAAAAGCCAACACCCGGTAACATTTATCTAATTGGCCTAGACCCTAGTTTAGGAACCGGCGGGGACTTTGCAGGTATCCAAGTATTTGAATTGCCTAGCATGATTCAATGTGCCGAGTGGCAACATAATTTAACCATTGTACAAGATCAAGTTAAGCTATTTAGAGATGTGCTAAGGTACATTCAAGACGAAACGGGCCAGGATTATAATAACAATATCTATTGGAGTGTGGAAAACAACACCCTAGGAGAAGCGGCACTTGTAGTAATTTCTAATCTAGGAGAAGAAACATTTCCAGGGTTATTTTTAAGTGAGCCGGTTCGTAAAGGACATGTACGCAAATTCCGCAAAGGATTTAACACTACACACGGTAACAAAATATCAGCGTGTAGTCGTTTGAAATACTTTGTTGAAGAAAACAAAATGACTGTATACAGCAGATCGTTAATTAGCGAATTAAAAACATTCATCGCTTCAGGCCCAACTTTTAAAGCCAAAGACGGTCAACACGATGACCTTGTTTCTGCATTATTGTTAATTATACGTATGACCGTAGTGTTAGCAGAGTGGGATCCGGCAGTGTTTGAAAAGCTCAGTATTGAAAACATAGTAAACGAAGATTGGGACGCTCCGTTGCCAATCTTCATTAGTAGTAATTAGTGATAAATATAACATGGACGCAAACTTAGATAAAATCGCCAAGGATCTGTATGGCAAAATACAGACACGTTTTCGTGACATCAAAATTGGTGACGAAAACGCTGAAGTTTTAAGCAAAAAGGAAGATATTCCTAATGCTCGATTCTTTGAATTTGAATACGAAGAAAACGGTGAACCGTTAGGTACTATTGCTATTACACTAGATGCGGAAGACGGCATCGTAATACAAGTAAGCGGTGACTTAACTAACGATGATGATAGTACTACACACCATAGTGCTTACAAATTTATTCGTGGTTTTAGACAATTTGCTAAAGATAGATTACTAAATTTTGATGTACAAAACATTGGTAAGAGTAATTTAGATAAACGAGATTATGAGTTTCAGGCGAAACGTAAGGAAGAACCAATCATGCAACAACCAGCAATCATGGAAAATAAACTATACGGTAATAACAGAATGAGTTACCAGGATCTAGGCGAAGCACGGTTAGTTATTAAACATAGCCAACCAATTAACTTAGATTTACCAGCAGGGCGTACCATGCATGTTGACAGCATTTATATTGAAAATGCCGCTGGAGAAAGATTTAAGTATCCAACAAAGCATATTAATGGTGCTCGTGCATTAGCCGAACATATCAAACACGGTGGTAATCCTTATGATGCGATTGGTAAACATATTTGCGGTCTAAGCGAAGAATTAGCACATTTACGTAAATTTAAAGGTTATGTTAGTCGCCAAGAACAAGTTAGTGAAGCAATGGGAAGTGTAACTGGGCGTGTTATTGAGCGTATTGAACAGATTAAAGAAACAATTCACAAACTACAACGTACAGCATACTACGAATCATTTGTAGAAGCATTTGAAGATCAAGAAGAACAAATGATACCAGAAGAAGTACAGAATGATCTAATTAATCGGTTGACTATTCGTACTTTCAACGAAGAATTAAAATCAGTATTTCCATACATTTATAAATTTATTGACGAGTCAGAAATCGACGTTGTTGAGTTAAGTCCTGATGATTTAATTGGGGAAGTATTTGACGGCGACAAAGAAGAAGGTAGTACACACAAAGGTGGCAAGGTTACTAAGACTGCACACGGTGTTAAACACGAAAAAACAGACTACGAAGGTAACCCTTCAACGTTCAAAGATAAAGAAGACACTGATTTAGATTCTCCGCAAAAACGCTGGAAGATGAATAAAATTACACAACCTGAAGATGCGTTTGAATCATTTATGGATGACATTGTTCGTGAAGATAAAGATGAACTAATCAGTCCTAATCCTGATGCACAATCAGTTGCTGTTAAAAAATTAAATGATTTACTAGCACAAAATATCCAAATTGGTGTTAACGGTATGAACGCAATTGGATCACTAAAAGGTATTATTGATGATCAAAAGTTTGTTGAATTGTTACAAACTGCACCAGCTGAAACAGACTTAAATGATCTAGTGCAAGGTTGGGTTGAAACCAATCACGAAGAACTAATACCAAAATTAACTTTCCCAGACGGTGAAAATCCAGTAGCAACACCTGAGCCAACGGTTACAGCAGAGCCTCCGGTACCCCCGGAGCCAGCTGTAACTGAGCCAGTCGCTGAACCAACAGATGCTTCAGCCAGTGCTACGACCCCAACACAACCTCCAGTGTCTCCAGAAGGAGCAGTGCGCGAAGATAAAGACGAAGATAATAGTCCACCATGGGATGTTGATCCTAAAGACAAAAAATCTAAGCCGACCACTCCAGGAAAACATGGACAAGGTTACAGCCAAGCACGTCACTTAGCACGTCAAGGTATGGCAGCTGCGATGAAGAAAGCAGTCAAAGCAGGTGCTACATTAGAAACAGCATTAGACTTTGGCCATGGTGTTAAGACTATACAAGAAATACTTGATGAGTGTGGAATGACTCCTGCACAAGTTGGTTTTGATCAAGCTGAAGGCGGCTTGCCAGGTATGTTAAAATACATCAGCGGCTTTTATAATGCAGAACAAGGTAACTTCCCTCTAGGTGGTATGCGTGTTAAGATCAAAGTTAAGAAAGCATTCGAAGACGGAGAATTTGGCGAAGCAAGTCCAGATGACCTAGCAAAAGTTATTCACTTTATTGACAAGAAAGATCCAAGTGGCGACGAACAGCATAACATACTGAAGTTAGCTGGTGTTAAGCATAGTGAAAGTCAGGGCGGTGTTCCAAAGTTTGACGCACACATTGACGAGATAATGGCAGAGCTATACGAGTCAGCACAACTAACTCCGTTTGAAAGAGAATTTGCAGCGGCTAGAGCTGCCGGCCGAAAAAAGTTTGTTTTTCAAGGCAAACTTTATGGAACTGACGTAGCTCCTCCATCAAACAGTGGCCCGCATCAAAAACCAAAAGTTACATATCCACCCGGCGCAGATGAAGTAACAAAACAGCGTATTGATCAGGAACGAAGAATTAAAAATTTAATACATAGTAGCGAAACACTACCGGCCATTGATATATCAACTGGTAAACCATTTACACCAGACCAACTAGCGGCACGTGAAAAAGCCCAGGCTGCACTGCTAGGAAAACTTTCAGATGTTGAACCAGAGCAAGACGTTATCAGTCCAGACTACAAAGACCCTGCGCCACAAAAGCGAAGCGAAGAAGAGCCAATAGAAATTAAAACACTACCGAGTCGAAACACTGGTGGGATTGATATTAGTCAAAATAATGAATCAATTGGGTTTGAAAATGCTGAATTGAGTAGAATTGTAAGTTTAATTCATCACAGATAATCGAGCAAAATAATCACATTTAGAGCAAGATTTCTCTTGCTTTACTAAATAAAAGTGCGTACAATAACATGTATGCACTTTTTGTTTATGTAGTGGCATAAACAATATAAGGCAAACAAAGGCATATTAAAGGAGAAATAATTATGGCATCTTTGGCTGAAATTCGAGCAAAACTAAAAGCAGCTGAGCAACGTGGCTCAGACAGTAATTCTAGAACAGGTGGAGACAATTCCATCTATGCATTTTGGAATTTAAAAGAAGGTGATGAATCTGTTCTAAGATTCCTTCCAGATGGAAACACCGACAACACTTTTTTCTGGGCAGAACGTGCAATGATCAAATTGCCATTCGCTGGAATTAAAGGTGAAGCAGAAAGCAAACAAGTAACAGTACAAGTACCTTGCATGGAAATGTATGGTGAGTCTTGTCCAATCCTTACTGAAGTGCGTCCTTGGTTTAAGGATCCTGCGCTAGAAGATATGGGTCGTAAATATTGGAAAAAACGTAGTTATATTTTCCAAGGTTTTGTGACTGAAGACGGTCTTCAAGAAAAAGAAAAACCAGCAAATCCAATCCGTAGATTTATCATCGGTCCACAGATCTTTACAAGTATCCGTGCGGCACTTGTTGATCCAGAATTGGAAGATTTGCCAACTG